CAAAAGTAAAGTTGCTAAATGAGAAGAGAGAAAGAGCAAAAGAAGTTGAAGATGCTTATCTTGCCTATCAAGAAGTAAAAGAAAAAGCATACAAAGAAATTTCTGAAGCAGAAGCCAAATGGGTGGAACTTAGAGATAGGTTTGCTGAAGATTATGGTGGTTATCATATGACCTATAGCAATGATAATGGTACAAAAAAAGTCACCTTCTCTGACCTATTAAACTCAATGATTTGGTAATATAAAATCTTAAAACTGAACCAATAGACACTTGTGCAAAGTGTCTTTTTTATTTATTGACTGCTAAATTTAGTATACAATAGTAATTTTATGTTGGAGGAAATTCCTTGGACGTTCTTAATAACAAAGTAGACTTATCAAAATTAAATAGCCTGACTCCTGAAGAAAGACAGGTTGCTTTAAATGTACTTAAAGAGTTTTCAGAAACAGGAACTTCAGAACTCTATAATAAACTTTTATATAAGGATTATGCAGAGATTCCTGTGGATATTGAAACATTCCTATTTGATAAGATGTTTTTAGGAAATGGTCTTGTTGACCCTGAAGGAAGAAAGACTGTATTTCCATATTGGGTAGAAACTCTTAAAAAAGTATTCCCTAATAATATAGAAACAAAATATAATACAATTATTCTTACTGGTGCTATTGGTATTGGTAAGTCCTTCTTTGCTGTCTTAGTGCAGTTATATTTAATGTATAGAATGTTATGCTTAAAAGACCCTTATCTTTATTATGGTATGCAACCTATTGATAAGATTTCATTTGCACAAATTAATATTACCTTAGATGCTGCTAAAGGTGTTGCTTGGGACAAGATGCAACAATTATTGCAATCATCTCCTTGGTTTATGTCTCATGGTAGAGTTACAGGTAAAGATGATTTAATCTGGAAACCAAAGAAGCAACCAGGCCAAATTGGTACTGTTGAGTTAGTTGTTGGTTCTAAAAATAGTCATATCATTGGTAGAGCAGTTTTTAGTTCCTTTGAAGATGAAGTAAACTTTAGTGCTGTCACATCAGATGTTGATAAGATTAAGAGAAAGATGTTAGGTCTAATTACTCAAACGGATGCTAGAATGATTTCAAGATTTTTGAGAGGCACCTTTTTGCCTACAGTTAATATTATTGCATCATCTAAAAACAGTGACCAATCATTCTTAGACCAATACATTGAAACTAAGAGAAAGAATGAATCTAAAACAACTCTTATTGTTGATGAACCTCAGTGGGTTGTTGATAGCAGAAAAGACTCTAAAGAAAAGTTCTGGATTGCAGTAGGAAATAAATTATTAGCCTCAGAGGTATTGCCTAAGAATGCTTCTGAAGAATTGATAGCAGTTTATAGAAATAAAGGCTATCAAATGATGGAGATTCCTATTGGTTATTGGGAACCATTTAATGATAATATTGAAATTGCTTTAAATGACCTTGCTGGTATATCTACAGTAGGTGCTAGAAAGTATATTGCTGGACCTAGATGGGCAGATGTCAAAACAACTAAGTATAGAAACCCATTTACTAGGGATGTTATTGAAGTTGGTAATGCTGAGGGAGATGATACTCAATATAGTGAATTCTTTGATTTATCTGCTATTCCAGAAGAGTTTAAGAAAGTCCCTATGTTTGTTCATCTAGATATGTCTTCAGGCTCAAAAGGAAATGGTGATAAGACTGGTATTGCAGGTGTGTGGGCATTAGGTAATAGACCAGGTGTTGTGGATGATACTAGTGCTAAAGAGATGTTTTATAAAGTAGCATTCTCTGTTTCAGTTAAAGCACCTAAAGGATTTTACATCTCCTTTGAAAAGAATAGAGAATTTATTAGATGGCTTAAGAAGAAAGGATTCAATATTAAAGGAGTTAGTTGTGATACTTATCAATCAACTCACTTATTACAACAATTAAAAGCAGAAAAATTTGAAGCCTCTGTTGTATCAGTAGATAGATTAGAGGGAACAGATTCTACAGATGAAAAGGGAAATAAACATAGAATTTGTAAACCTTATGAGTATTTCCATTCTACACTGTATGAAAGAAGAATGCAAGTCTATGATAAATGTGACTTGTTAACAGATGAAGTTCTTGGCCTTGAAAGGCAGCCAGATGGACACATCAACCACCCAGATAATGGTGCCACTGGAAGTAAAGACCAAATTGATGCTGTTGTAGGTGCTATGTGGAATGCATCACTTCATATAGAGGAACTTCATTTCAATTATGGAAGTGCATTTAAAGATTTAGTTGAGATAAATGAACAACTAGATAAAGAAGATATTCAAAAACAAATGGTAGTTGATTTTGAAGAAGAACTTAAAAAGTTTGGAAGATTATCAGCCAGACCTGAAGATTTTGAAGAATTTGATGCAGAATTAAAACAAAAATTACAACAAGAAGATGATATTATTCCTATATTATAGTTTGCTAAATTTAATGACAAGATTGGAGAATTACTATGGCAGAAAATAAAGAATTAGTAGGTAAGAAGGCTGTTGCTGTTCCATTGAAAGAACCTGAAGTAGGTATTGACCAAAACAGTGACCTTATTAATAAAATCATAGATAGCATAGAGACTAGTTCAGTTGATTTAAATTCAATCAATGCTTTTGATGCTGTTGCTCAAACTAGGGAGACAACATTAACTTTAATTGATTCCATGGCATGTGATGACAGAGTCTCTGCAGTTTTAGAGACTTATGCAGAAGATGCTACTGAAACTAATGAACACGGTCAAATTGTATGGTGTGAAGCATCTGATGATGAAGTTAATAAGTATGTATCTTTCTTAATTAATTCCTTAGATATTGATAAGTACATATACAAGTGGGTGTACTCTCTTGTAAAGTATGGTGATGTTTATTTAAGATTATACAGAGAATCAGATTATGGTGATGATTTACTTTTCGGTAAAGATAAAGATAAAGATGAAAAGAAAGATAATAAATTAAATGAATCTAAAGAAGATTTGAAAGAAGATGTTCAAGTAGTTATTCATGAAAAGGGAGACCACTATGTACATTATGTTGAAATGGTACCTAATCCAGCAGAGATGTTTGAACTCACTAGATTTGGAAAGACCATGGGATACATCCAAGCACCAACTAATGTACAATCTGTTACAGACTCCTCAATGCTCAATTTAAATAGTTACTTAACTTATAAAATGGTTAAGGATGACATTAAGGTATTTGATGCTACTGACTTTGTACATGCTTCTCTAGAAAATGATAACTCAATCAGAAAACCTGAAGAAGTTGAAATTTTCTTAAATAATGAAGATTATGAAACAGATACAAGTGCTTCCAGATATACTGTTAAAAAAGGACAATCAATTCTCTATAATACTTTCAGAGTGTGGAGAGAATTATCCTTAATGGAGAACACAGTATTATTAAATAGAATTACAAAGAGTGCTTTAGTAAGAATCTTAACAGTTGAAGTTGGTGATATGCCAAAAGAACAAATTAATCCATTCTTGCAAAGATTAAAGAGTAAGATTGAGCAAAAGACAGCAATCAATGTCGGTAAGGATATTAATGAGTATAATAATCCAGGTCCTATTGAGAATACAATATATATTCCTACTCATGAAGGAGTTGGTGCAATTACTTCAACTACAATAGGTGGTGATTTTGACCCTAAAGCATTGACAGACTTAGATTACTTCCAAGACAAGTTCTATGGCTCATTAAGAGTTCCAAAACAATTCTTTGGAAACACTGATGATTCTACAGGATTTAATGGTGGTACTTCATTGTCTATTATTTCAAGCAGATATGGTAAGGCTATTAAGAGAATTCAAAATATTACTTGCCAAATGATTACTGATTTAATTAATAACTTATTATTAGATAAGAAGTTGCCTACCTACATTAATAAATTTAAAATCAGAATGCAATCTCCATTAACTCAAGAAGAGTTAGATAGAAGAGAGAACATGAGAAATAGAATGGGTGTTGTTAATGATATTATGAGTCAAATTGGTAATGTTGTTACAGATGAAATTATCAAATTAAAGATTTATAAATCATTAATTGCAGATTCAGTGACAAATCCAGAAGTAATTGAATTGATTCAAGAACAAATTGATTTGTTAGAGAAGAATCCAGAAGAAGAAGAAAGTAAAGCATCAGAAAAAGAGAAAAGAGAACCTGAAGAACCAGACTTCTCAGCAATAGGAAGTGAGCCTGCTGCTCCTTCAATGACTAGACCAGATATGAGTCTCAGTACAGAAGAGCCAGAAGAAACTCCAGAGGCAGAAGTAGAGGTTGGAGGTGAGGGTGCCGAGTCATACCTTCCAAATCCATCGGAACTTGGAATTGATGCAACAGTAAATGGTTAATGACCTAGAAGAAAGGATATATTATGTTACAAAATACAGATTTAATTCTCTTATTAACAGAGATGGAAGATAATGGCATTGAAGGTGCATCTAGACACCTTCGTGCAATTATTGGTAAACCAGGAGTGTCTATTGATGCTTTAAAGTTTATCAATTCTCATAGACAATTAGATGTGGTTGGTTTCTATGAAAGAATTAGAAAGAATCATAATGAAAAGAAAAGTAATCTCTATAAGAATATTGTAAAAGATATTGATGACCCTACAGAGGTTATCTCTACTCTTCATGCATTTGCTCTTCAATTATTCTTATATAGTAAGCATGTAGATGAAGCAAATAAACTATTATTCTTTAAGCATGTTAGAGCAGAAGAGGTTACAAGAGTCTTAAATAATTATTATAAAAATTATGATATCACATCAGCATTAAAACTACTTAGACTTATAAAAGCAGATTTAGTTGCATTTGAAACAGTTCAAGGAAGAAGAGAAGAATGAAATTAAAGTTATCAGACTTATTCTATAATTGTGCATATTGGGTTCATTATGAAACAGTTGGTGATGGTGTTTCATATGCCTTTGTAGAGAGTGATGATACACTTTATATCTACTTCCAAGGCAGTTATGAAACAATTGATTGGTGGAGAAATTTCTTCTTCTTCCCTAAGAAAAAGAATCCTTATAAAGACATGGATATCTCTTACAAGGTTCATGGAGGTTTCTTAGCAGCATGGAAAGAAGTAGAAGATATTGTTATTAATAAGATAACAGAAAAATCAAGTAAATTAATTTTTGATAATAAGTCTAGCACATTTAAAGAAAAAATAAATTACAGATGGAAAGAAATAATTGTAGTGGGATACAGTCATGGGGCTGCCCTTGCAGGCCTTTGTCATGAATGCATATGGTTCTGGAGACCTGACTTAAGAAAAGAAGGTCTTGAAGGTTATGGATTTGAAGCACCAAGATTCTATGCTGGATTTAAAGTTAAAAAAGAGTTAGAAGAGAGATGGGAGCACTTTACAGTTATTAGAACAAACTGTGATTTAGTTACTCATATGCCTCCTTGGATATTTGGTTTCTGTCATGTTGGTAGCATGTTAAAAATAAAAGGAGATACAAGTTTAGTTAAAAATAAATTACCAAGATGTATTAAATCACATTTTCCTCAAGTAGTTTTAGATGCTTTAAATAAAATGAAATGAAACCTGTAATTGGAATAATAAGTTATCTTCCTGATGATTCCTTTGTAAGACAAAGTAGACTAGGAACTCTAAGGGCACTTATTCAAACTTGTAATAATATATTTAATCTTCCTATCTATATAGTTATTCAAAATTATACAGAAGATGAAGAGATGTATATTAAGAGATACACTAATGTAACTATGTCAGATAATCATGGAAGGTTAGGCATAGTAGGTGCTAGGAAGAAATTAAGAGAGTGGTTTATTGAAAGTGAGTATGACCACTTAATCATGTTAGATGATGACTGCATTCTTGAAGGTACTTCAGAAGATGGTCAAGAATACTTAAAGCAATTAAAGGAAAATGAAGGAAAATTTGGTGAATTTAATTTAACACTATTGAAATTATTTTCTATATCAAAAGAACTATTACAGCAAATAGAGTTTATAGATATAAACCCTGAGGATGGTGAAGGATTTGAAGATAGAATATTTGTAGAGACTTTAAGAATTAAATTCCCTGATAAAAAGTTCACCTACAAAACAAACATTCAAGAAGAGAGTATATCTACTAATGATAATTTATCTACTTGGTACAATAATCAAGATTTAAAGCAGATGTTAAAAAATACACAAGAAACTATAGAAAAAATAAAAGAGGATTGCTAAATTTATTGATTAATGAATATATTTTATTGTACTTAGTATAAGGAGCAATTGAAATGTTAGAAAAATTAAGACAAAATGAAGCATTAGAATATCAAAAACTATCTCAAGAAGAGATGAAGTCAAAAGGCATATTAGGTAGATTAGTTGGCCCATGTGCTGATTTTATCAATCCTACTAGAAATGGTAGACAATATACAGAAGAACTTTGGGATAAAGTATTTGAAGATTCTATTGTCAAAGAGAAGATTGAAAATAAGTGTCTATTTGGAGAATTAGGCCATCCTGCAGATAGAACTGAAGTGGATATGGAAAAGATTGCCATTGCTCTTAATGAGATGCCAAAGAAAGATAAGAATGGTAAATTAATGGCATGCTTTGATATCCTAGATACTCCAAATGGAAGAATCTTAAAAACATTATGTGATTATGGGACTACAATTGGAATCTCTTCAAGAGGTACTGGTGATGTTATTGATACAGAAAATGGAGAAGAGGTTGACCCAGATACTTATGATTTTGAATGCTTTGATGCTGTCATTGTTCCTGCAGTGAAAGAAGCAAGACTAGAGTATTTCACTGAAAGTTTAGATAAAAATCAAAATAGTATGCTAAATTTAAAGAAAGCACTATGTGAATCCTTAGAAGGTGAAACAGAAGAGCATAAAAAAGTAATGCAAGAAACATTAAATGACTTAGGAATTGACCTAAGTGAACAAAAAGAAGAATCTATCCCTGAAGAGGGTGGAGATAAATTAGTTGAGAGCGAAACTGATAAACCAAATTCAGATGAAACTAATGAAGCCGTTAATGATGGGTCGGAAGAATTAATCAAGAGTTTAACAGAATCAATCAGAGTGAATGCTGAACTTCAAGTAGAAGTAAAGTCACTTCAAGAGAAACTCGCAGTTAGTGATGCTAAGGTAAGTAATTTAGAAGAAGAACTTAGTAGAAATAAAAATACTATTGTTCGTTTGACAACTATTGCAAGAGATTCAAGAGCAAATGCTGAGAAGATTTCTAGTTTAGAAGAAGAACTCAAAGAAAAAACTAAAGTCATTGATGAACTCAATGAAAGTCTTAAAGTTCAAAAAGAATCTAAAGCAGAAGATTCCTTAACTGAAGAACTTTCTACTAAGTCTGGTGAAGTCACTAAACTTACAGAAGAATTGAATTCTATTAAAGAGTCACATGCTAAAGAAATTGCTGAATTGAAAGAAAGTTTAGAAAAGGTAAAATCCGACTCATTAAATCAAACTAATGAGTTAACATCCAAAGTCAAGAAAGCACAAAAGATTGCTGAAGGTTGGAAGAAAATGACTTATGATGTCTATGATAGTTATATTAAGTCCAAATCTACTATGTTAGGTGTTAAGACTGAACAAATTAGAAATAGACTTCCAGAATCTTATTCTCTCAAAGATATAGACAAAGTTTGTGATGACTTGATGGAAGAAATGAATATGAGAACACTACCATTCAGAGTTGACAAGAATGCTGTAGTGAGAGTAACTGAATCTAAGAATCCTAGTATAAAAGGTCCAATTATCACAACAGATGATGATGACTTTATAGATGAAGATTCCTATGCTATTGCAGGATTCAGAAAATAGTCAACATTAGTTTAAGGAGAATTTATGGAAAACAAATTATTAGAATCTTATAAAAGAAGATTAACTCTTTCTGAACAAGTCCATAAAGAAGCCCACAACGGTGCTGCTTTAACACTTGCTCAAAAGAATACTATTGCTAGAGTTTTAGCAAACACAAGTGCTTACTTAACTGAAGCATTTGATAACAGTGTTGGTACACAAAGAAGTGACATGAAAGAATTCAAGAAATTTGCTCTTGACTTAACAACTGTTGCTTTACCAAATTTAATTGCTAACGATTTAGTTATCGTTAAACCAATGTCCTCTATGACTGGTTACATTCAATACATTGAATTTGTTGCTGGTTCTAACAAAGGTGGAGTTGAACAAGGTGACTTATTCAATAACCCATTTGCATTAGCACCAATGACTGATGCAAGAGTTGATTACACCAATAGAGCAGTTGTGGATGTTGTCCCTCTTGAAGGTGGCAAAGGTACATTAGCATGGACACCAATCTCTGCATCATTCAAGCCAGTTATCGTTGGTGGTGAATCTGGTGCTGAAGTCGAAGTTCTTAATGCTGAAACAGGTGAAATTAAAGTTACTGGTACTTCTGCTTCATTTGTCAGAATTAAATATGTCTATGACAATGTTAGAATTCCACAAAATGACTTACCAATTTACAATGCAAGAATGAAAGGTATTGCTCTTGAAGCACATGCCAGAAGAATTGCTATTTACTACTCCCAAATGGCTGCTTTCCAAGCAAAGCAAGAAATGGGTCTTGATTTAGGTGCTGTCCTTGCTACACAAGCATGTGCAGAATTAAGTTATGAAATTGACACTGAAATCGTCAAACTCTTAGTTGAATCTGCACCAAAAGATGCAACCTTAACCTTCAATAAGAGAGTTCCAGTTGGCATTGCCAAAGCAGAACACTATGAAGGATTTGCAGAAGTTATTGAACAAGCATCTCAAATCATCTATGACAGAACTCAAAAACATGCAGCAAACTACATGATTTGTGCTTCTAATGTCAAACCAGTCTTATCACTTATGAGAGGTTGGAAAGGTGCTTCAACAACCAAAATCAATGGTCCTTACCTTGCTGGTACAATCAATGGCATCAAAGTCTTTGTTTCCCCAGCAATCGCTCCAGGTAAATTCGTAATGGGCTTCAATGGTGATGATTTAATCACATCTGCAGCAGTCTATGCTCCATATATGGCTATTGTCCCAACTGCCTTATTACAATTTGCTGATGGTGGTAACAGCCAAGGCTTCAGTACATTATACGACTTAAAACTCTTAAACCCAGCACTCTTAGTTGCAGGTGAAGTTGTTGATGCTGCTGATGCAAGTGCTAACCAAACTGTTTCTGTTCACACAGAAGCCTAATTGGTAATTAGCCTATAAAATCAAGAGAATCTAGAAATAGGTTCTCTTTTTTATTGCTTTTTAGTTTATGAAGTGCTAAATTAAAGTATACACTTAAAATGAAGGGAGAAGACCATGAAAATTTTTAAGAAATTATTAGCAGGTATTGCCTTAGTGCTATTATCTACAGGATGTAGTAAACCTGCACCAACACCTGCTCCAACTCTTGTAGGTATCTCTGTTAATGCAGAACAAGCAACTACTGAGTTTGAAGTTGGTGAAGAATTCACTTATGAAGGTATTGTTGTTACAGCCACATATAGTGATGAAAGCAGCAAAGCAGTTACTGAATATACTGTTACAGCACCTGATATGACAACTGTTGGTGAAAAAGATGTTGTTGTTACTTATGAAGAAAAAACTACATCTTATACCATTACTGTTATTGAAGCAGCAGTAAGTTATAGTGCAGAATCAGTAGCAGCAGACATGAATGGTATATTAGAAGCAGCAGGATATTCATTTAAAGTAACCTATGATGAAACTTATAAAGAATGGGGCTTAGCAGTCAATACTGGTTCTAGTACTGATGAAAGTCAAGAAAGTTTATCTCAAGGTGCATCTATCTTAGCAAGTTTCTTACCTGACTATGCTACTTTAGTAACAAGTGTCTATGGTGACCCAACTGCAGAAGGATATGTTGATATCTTTGGAGATGGTTCTATTTACTTTAGAGCAATCTTTGCGACACCTGATTATGCAGTAAAGATGGATATTATTGCTTATGTCTACAATGGTCTCAGAATTGCACAATTAAGCATTGCTGATATAGTTGCTTAATAATGAAATATTAGTTAAGGTCTTAACAAAGACCTTTTCTTTTTGCTAAATTTAATGATAAAGAAGAAAGGATGTTAATGAATAAATTATACTTTGCTGTTCAGAATAATAATAAGGATATAATATCAAAAAGCAGTTCTGGTGGACTTTTTTATTCTTTGGCTAAACAAATATTAGACCAAGGTGGAATTGTTTATGGAGCAGCCTTTTCTGATGATTTTAAAAAAGTTTCTAATATCAGAGTAGATTCTATTTCAGAATTACCTAAAATAATGACATCTAAATATATGATGTCCAGTATTAAAGAAGCACTTCCTCTAATTAAGGATGATTTAGATAGTGGTAAAAAAGTTTTATTCTCTGGACTTCCTTGTCAAATTCATGCACTAAAAAATTATCTTAAGAATGATTATGATAATTTGATTTGTGTTGAAATAGTTTGTCATGGCTCACTTCCTGATATTGTTTGGAATGATTATTTAAATTATATAAATCCATCAAATAAGCCTATTATCTCAGTTAATATGAGGGATAAGAGATTGGGATGGTATGACTATGGAATGTCAATCAAATATGAAGATGGCACAGAATTTTTTCAAAACCATAAAGATAATGAATATATGAAAGTATTTCTTTCAGATAAATATTTAAACAGGTCTTGTTATGATTGTAAATTTAAGAATGATTTCAGTAAAGCAGATATTGTAATAGGAGATTACTGGGGATTGGTAAACTCAAAGGTTCCTCTAGATAGAAAACTTGGAACAAATGTTGTAGTTATAAATACTGATAAAGGACTTAATATATTTAATTCCTTAGATAACATAACTAAGTATAGTATTTCAAAAGAGGCATCTGCTGTATACAATGCAGGAATGTCTAATAAAATAAACATTAAACCAGTTCCTTATAGCAAATATGTTTTTCATAGTTCAAATAGAGTAGGAATATTAACTCTTAATTTTAATGACAATATTGGAGGTGTTCTTCAAGCATATGCTTTGCAAAAATTCTTGAAGAATACAGGATTTGATTCCACTCATATTCAATCTCATGATTATTGGGATAAATTATCTTTTGTAAATAAGTTAAAGAGAAGGTCAGTTCAAGATTTCTCTAAGATAAGAAATGATTTTGATTCTTATATTGTTGGAAGTGACCAAGTATGGAGAAGAGACTTCATTAGTGGTAAGTGGAGAGAGTCTTGGAAAAGGTGGGAGC